GAAACAGATTCACGAAACGGTAACCAGCTACAAGTCTGACAACCAGAAGGTAGACTTTGCTGACATGATCGAGTTGGCTTTAGATATAGAGCCCCCACGTTTGCAACTGCTCTTGATAGACGAGGCCCAAGATCTCACCCCTCTTCAATGGGAAATGGTACTGCATTGGAGAACGAATGCAGAGAGGGTTGTGTATTCGGGAGACGATGATCAGGCTATCCACCGGTGGACCGGTGTGGTTGTCGAGAGGTTCATGCAAGTTACAGACAACGTAGATATCTTGTCACAATCTTACCGCCTACCCAAGCTAGTCTTTGATCTGTCTCAGCAGATTGTAAAGCGTATACACACACGGTTTGAGAAAGAGTTCTATCCAACCGCCGAAGAGGGTGTTGTTCAGTACCATCAGACCATGGACAGTGTACCGATACACGAAGGCTCTTGGACAATCATGTGCCGGACCAACAGTTTTGTCAGGGAGTTTGCTGAGATCTTGAGAGAGTCAGGATACTTGTACTCTATGAAAGGCACCCCTTCTATCAAGACAGAAGTAGGTAGGGCCATTCAAACCTGGAGAGAACTGCAAACAGGGGACATGGTTTCTGTCGATCGAATTAAGAAGATGTATGAGGTTGTGCCAAAGCAGGGGGACTACAAGGTTGTTAAGCGTGGAGCCGGCAATCTGTTAGATGCAGCGGACCCAACAGGCGATCTAAACATGGATGATCTGTACAAACATTACGGGCTAGAGTGTGAAAGAACACGCGATGCCATGGATGTTGTGCGTCTGGGCAGCGATGACAAGATGTATGCACAAGCTATCGAACGTAGGGGCGAGTCAATTACTGAGCCGCCTAGAATTAAAGTATCAACCTTTCATGCAATGAAGGGTGGCGAAGATGATAAGTGCTTGGTGTTCTTAGCTTCAACCAAGGCATGCATGGAGTCAAGGTATCCGGATGATGAGCATCGAGCATTCTATGTAGGGGTCACACGCGCGCAAAAAGAACTGCATATTTTGGACACAGACAAGAAGTATAGGTATGAATTATGATAGCAAGTGTTTGTCTGGCATTGGCTTTGTATCATGAGGCACGGGGGGAATCTCTTCAAGCTCAACTTATGGTGGCTAAAGTTATAGTGAACAGGGTAGAATCAAAACGATGGCCCTCGACACTCTGTGATGTAGTCATGGAGGACCGACAGTTTTCTTTTGTTAAGAAGGGCAACGTACCTCCGACCAAGGATCAAGAGGCGTGGGACAAATCTAAGAACTTAGCGGAGGAGATACTAAAGTACCCTAGCATCCTACCTTACAGCGATGCTGATCACTACCACACTGTAAACGTTCGACCTATATGGCGGCGGAAATTGTACAGAATAGTTCGCATAGATCAACATGTTTTCTATTCGTATAAGAAACCAGAGACCGTACAAATTAGCTTACGACCAAAGAGGAGACCTAACCAGAAGGAGACAAAAAAATGAACTGCCCTCACTGTGCGACGGAACTTATTTGGGGAGGAGATCACGACTGTGAGGAGGATGATGAAGAATACCTTATTGTTTCAAATCTATCCTGTCCCAAATGTTCCACTTTTGTATTAGTTTATTACCCAAAGGAGAAAGAAGATGAAGAAAATAACGTTGGATGAATGGAACGCGCAGGAAGAAGCTACGCGCAAGGAATACAAAGAGATGGGTGTTACCGATCTTAATGAAGTTCGAGCAAAAAAAATGTGGGACGACCCCACCGTAAAAGATGAGGACCTACCTGCCGCTCAATTCGAGTATGATTCTGAATTAAAAGAAATGGTTTTTGTTGGTTATAGTAATGAGGTGAAACATTGAAACGCAATGAAATTTTGGACAAGGCAAAAGACTTAGTCAACGGACAGAGATCCAAGGATTATGGAGATGCGTTCGAGAACCACAGCCGCATAGCCAATGGATGGAACGTCATAATGAACGGGGCTCTGATAAGCCACGGCTACCTGACAGAGCAACACGTTGTCTTAATGATGGATTGGGTAAAGACGGCTCGTCTTCTTGAGACCATAGACCATGATGATTCGTGGACGGACAAGGCAGGGTATTCAAGCTTGGGTGGAGAGTTCTCCGAAGAGACCAGATCGATAGAAGAACTAACAGAGATGGCGAAAAAATAATGACTCAAGGCAAGCTGTTTAATCTTGGCAACCAAGACAAAGACTATCAGATCCGTTCGGAGATGGAGTTGATTGACACTGATTGGAATATACCTACTGAGTTTCCTGACTTGACGGGGTATGATCAGATAGCTGTAGACCTTGAAACAAAGGACCCTAACATAAAGACACAAGGACCAGGATGGGCTAGAAAGGACGGCCATATCATTGGTATTGCGGTAGCAGCCGGCGACTTCAAAGGGTACTTCCCCTTGCGTCATGCGAACGGACACAACCTAGACCCCACTATGACAATGCGTTGGCTCAAGGCACAGATGGCTACGCCTAATGTTGATAAGATTATGCACAACGCAACCTATGATGCTGGCTGGATGAGAGCCGAGGGCGTTGAAGTGCAGGGCCGTATTGTTGACACCATGATTACTGGCGCCTTGGTAAACGAGAACCGTTGGTCCTTTGGCCTCGATGCTATGGCAAGGGACTACGTTGGTATACGCAAGGATGAGAAGCTTCTGAAGGCCGCGGCTCAAGAGTGGGGCATCGATCCCAAGGCAGAGATGTGGCAGTTGCCGCCCAAGTATGTCGGCGCCTATGCAGAACAGGATGCTGTAGCCACGTTGAAGTTATGGCAGGCTCTGAAGATCCAGTTAGAGAAGCAGGACCTCTGGTCTATTTGGAAGCTCGAGACTGGTTTGATTCCTTGCTTGTTGGACATGAGAACCAACGGTGTTCGTGTGGACTTGGACAAGGCTGACAAGAACAAGAAGTTAATTCAGAAACGTTCCAAGGAGTTGCGTCAGGATATTAAGAAGAGTGCAGGCGTAGACGTAGACATATGGGCCGGCGCATCAGTAGCCAAGATGTTTGATAAGCTTGGGTTGGAATATCCAAGGACCGAGGCTGGAGCCCCGTCGTTCACTAAATCTTATCTAAACTCTCATCCACATGAGGCTTGCCAGTCATTGGTTAAGCTTCGTGAGTTCGACAAGGCAGACAGTACATTCATCGACAGCATCTTGAAGCATGAACACAACGGGCGGATCCACACAGAACTGCACTCCACTCGCAGGGATGAAGGGGGTACTGTCACCGGAAGATTTTCTTCAAGCAACCCCAACCTTCAGCAGATCCCAGCCCGTGACAAGGAGATCAAGAAGTTAATCCGAGGATTGTTTATACCAGAGGATGGAGACAAGTGGGGATCATTTGATTACTCAAGCCAAGAGCCAAGGTTATTGGTACACTTTGCAGCATCGATGCCACCCAACATGCAGGATCCTGTGCTTCAAACCATCGTTGAAGAGTTCAACACTAGCGATGTAGACCTTCACCAGATCGTTGCAGATTTGGCAGGGATCACACGCAAGCAAGCCAAGACTGTAAACCTGGGTATCATGTATGGCATGGGCGTAGCTAAGTTGGCGAATCAAATGGCGATCACAAAGGATGAGGCCAAGTCAATCATCTCTGATCATCGAGAGAAGGTTCCATTCGTTAAACAGTTGGCTGACATTGCAAGCAAGAGGGCCGGCAACAACGGGCAGATACGGACGCTCCTAGGTAGGCTGTGTCGCTTTGATATGTGGGAGCCTACGTCTTTTGAGTACAACAAACCTTTGCCTCTGGAGGAAGCAGAGAAGGAGTACGGGGGCATGGGCAAGTTACGTCGTGCGTTTACATACAAAGCATTGAACCGTTTGATCCAAGGATCCGCGGCCGATCAGACTAAGAAAGCAATGCTTGATTGCTATAACGCTGGACTTACTCCTATGCTCACGGTCCATGATGAGTTATGCTTCAGTATAGGAAGCGACAAACAAGCCACTCAAGTCAAAGAGATTATGGAGACTGGCGTACCTTTAAAGGTTCCTTCCAAGATTGATCAAGAACTCAAGGATAATTGGGGAGAGATTGAATGAAGATCAAGAAGTTTAAAAGTCTAGGCATAGATCAGATGCACCCCATGCAGCTTGCTGCCCTGATGCAGTTAGTTAATACATCCTTGAGACTAGCCAGCATGATTG